TTGTGGCAGCATCCTACGTCAACACAACGCACGCTTCCATCGTACAGAGCATCCTTAATTCCATCTTATCTCAGGAAGGTGTGACACTCGGCGCAATTGTCGAGACGGAGACAGTCATCCCCACGCTCTACCCAAATACGACGCTCTATCCCAATACAACACTTGACCCGGTACTCGACCCGCCAGCGGACACCATCCCTACCGTGACATTTGCCTACTGCACCGCTGCCGAGGCGATGGATGCGCTCACAACGGCTGCATCAGAATCAGGCATTCCGTTCTACTGGGCCATTGATCAGTATAAACAGCTTTGGTTTGTGCCGTACACCTACGCCACAGGGACGGCGGTAGATGGGACACAGGTCGATCTTGTGTACAACCCTCCGGTGATACAGAGGCAAAATCCCATCTATCGGAACGGTCAATACATTCTCGGTGGTACGGCTCAAACGCAACCACAGACGGAGACGAGGGTAGGAGATGGCAATACGGTATCCTGGACAATGGGATATGCACTGCATTCAGTACCAACCATCACCGTCGGAAGCATCGCCCAAACCATTGGTGTGAAGGGTGTCGATACTGGTAAGGCTTTTTATTGGAATGATGGCGACCCTACTATCACGCAGGATAGCAGTGCAACGAAACTGACGAGCAGTCAAACGCTCACCATTGTCTATATTGGTGAGTATCCCACCGTCATCACATCGCAAAATGATGCGCAAATTAGCTATGAGAAGGTCATTGATGGCTCAACCGGGATTATTGAGCATGTCGAGACAGATGCAACGATCACCAGCCTCTCAGGAGGCTACGCGAAAGCCTCGCAACTGCTCACGCGCTACGGGCAACAAGGTGTACAATGCTCATTTACCACGCTCGTTACAGGCTATGCACCGGGCCAACTGATCAATGTTAATCTTCCAGATTTCGGGCTGAATAGTGCCAATATGCTCATAGAAACGGTCTCGGCATCTGATCAATTGGACAGTTTCAATATCTGGTATACCGTGACCGCCGTCATGGGTCCATACGACACAACCTGGATAGCTTTCTTTAAGAATATATTAGGTGCTACGCAGAACTCCAATAACATCAACGTCGGAGTCTCGCAAACACTTGCTTTGTCGCAAGCCTTTACTGGCGGCGTCACGCTCTCGGCTGACTTGACTCCTGTGGTGATAGCCTGCCCTATACCCAATACAACATTAAATCCAAATACGACGCTATTTCCATGTTGAGGAGGAATAAATGGCTGCGATCACTATAACCGATGCAGGTAAAAACATGATGCGCGATGCAACATCAGGAGCGCAAAATCCAAAGATCACCTATGTGGCCCTGGGAACATCGAGCGCCACGCCAGCAGCCGGGGATACCCAACTTGGCGCGGAGGTATTTCGCAAGGCGGTCACGAGCTATACCAATGGGAGTACAGGCGTTATTGTGATCAGCCTTTACCTCAGCCCAACTGATGCCGTTGGCATATCAATACAAGAGGTTGGCTTTTTCGGCGGCAATGCCACGAAAACGGCCAATAGCGGGACGCTGCTGGCGCATGGTCTCTATGCACATACACACATTGGAACTGAGTCAATCCAGTTTCCGCTAACTTTTACCATAAGCTAAAGAGGAGAAATATATTGAGCGGATATACAACAACTGGCCCATTCACGAATGGCGGGGCACCTGGCCTGAGTGCGAGCCTGTTCAATAATCTGGAAGCCTTCATACAGCAACTCGAAGGCGACTCAGGTGTAACAACCCTGGTAGGTGGTACCAATGGCACGGCTGATTGTTACCAACCCTTGCAAGGCACAATCAAGATGGTGGTTATCATCTGCAAAGCCTTCAGGACAGGTGGTACCAATCAGGACTATACCCTGCCTGTTCCATTTACCACTAAAGGGCTTTTCATTTGTGGTGATATTGATACCTGCACCTTCATGAATGGTGGGACTGGACAAAATGTGGATGTTGTAACCGCGCTTGCTGCTAGTGGTGGATCCGCAGTCAACCAGGGGAGTCTATCATCCAATTCATTTGGGGGTATTACTCACCCATTCGATACCATCCGCTTCAACTCAGGGGCAGGCAGTAACCATAACTCAACGCTTATTGTGATCGGAGTCTAAACATGTGTGATACAGCACAAACAGTTGCATTTATCTATCCAGCAGGTAGCAGCATCTGTGAAAGCATAATCTTCGCCGATACTGGCGTTCTGGCGGCTGCGGCACTTAGCACAGATAACAATGTGCTTACTGGCTATCAGCAATGGTACAACTTTGCCGGCGCTCCTATCCCGCAAATTGCCTTTAGCCTGACATTCCTGGTAGATGCAGCCGACGCCACCACGATAGCGGGATATGTTCCCGACATGATCACCCGCATGGCAACGGCTGAGCCGGGGATGACGACGATTGAAACATGGAGTTGGCCTTGCACATACTCTTAAAATCCCATGAATATCAGATCATAGATGATCAAGGCAAAGACACATATGGCAATAAGCGACCAGGCCAGGGCAATTAAAAAGCGTTTCATCATCAACCTCCTTTGAGGGAAAATTATAACATATGAACCTTTTGCCAAAGAGAGCACAAACATTACCGGATATCCCGATACGTGAGTTTATCGAGCGTATTGTTGATGAACGTGACCGACAATATGATATGCGCTTTCGAGCGTCTGAAATAGCAGTACAGGCGGCCCTTCTTGCGCAGAAAGAACTCACTGCAAGTTCTTTTGCTGCCTCGGAGAAAGCCATCATCAAAGCGGAGGAAGCGCAGAGAGACTACAACCAACGCTCAAATGAGTTCAGGGGCCAGCTTGATGACCAGGCAAAGATGCTTATGCCAAGAATTGAAGTCGTCGGACTCTTCAAGGGGGTTGACGACAAATTCATTTTTGTTCAGCAGAGTTTAGAAGCCAGGATGGAAACGCAACGCTTGAATATCGAAAAGAATGCAGACAGCACGGTGAAAATAGTGGCAGATCTACGCTTGGCTATGACGCATTTCTTGACAGTGGATGCGTATGAAACACGACATGGGGAGCTACAGAGGCAAGTCAACGAACTACGTGAGTTTCGCAGCTTGGCAGGTGGGCAAAAGGCAGGCACTCATGACACAATGGGAACCTTCTTTGCCATTGGTGCGCTTATCGTCTCACTCTTTTCAATTGTAATGGCAATCATCTTACATTTTTTCTAATAGAGCAGGCGCGGCTTTACAGCGCAGAACAGGAGACTAATCATGGCCGCAGGCGGAATGTCAGCATATCTTGAGGCACAAATTCTTACCTGGCTCAAAGGCACAACCTTTGTAGCCGCACCAACCACAACCTATGTGGCTTTATTCACGACAGCACCTACATCTGACGCAGGTACAGGTGGGACGGAAGTATCGGGCAATGCCTATGCACGGCAACCGATCACCTCTTCTTCAGGCTGGTCAGCCATTTCAGGAGGCGCGACAACGCCCGATACCATTAGCAATGCAGCAGTGATCACCTTTCCAACACCAACTGGCGCAGGTTGGGGAACAGTTGTGGCCATTGGACTTTATGACGCAGTGACAGCAGGGAATCTGTTGTACTTTGCGACTATCACATCCCAAGCTATAGGCACGGGGGTCGTGGCCAGTTTTGCTATCGGAACACTGGTAGTTACTGCCGACTAATTGACTGACCTTGCACGAAAGGAACAATCATGGCAATTTTACCTGTTGACAATGCACATGCCTTGTTGATGCTTCAGAACGATGCTCAGCAGATGCGCACTTTCCTTGATTGGATAGCTGATCGCTACCAGTCATATAATCAGAACCTCTCAACACAAGCGCAGCAGGTAGCGGCAGGCTTTTCCGTTACAGCAGATCAAAATACCATCACGGCCTTTATTGGTGATCTTAACCGATTGCGCTTAATCTCAAGCGGCCAATCAACCACTGCTGCTGATATGCGGTATGACCTGACCGCTATTCTTGGCATTCTCTAATAAGGATATAGGCTTACATTGACAGTCCTATACGGATCAAAAGTTGCAAACGGCA